GAGGCTGAATGTCATTACCTGAGCATACAGAGGCTGAATGTCATTACCTGAGCATACAGAGGCTGAATGTCATTACCTGAGCATACAGAGGCTGAATGTCATTACCTGAGCATACAGAGGCTGAATGTCATTACCTGAGCATACAGAGGCTGAATGTCATTACCTGAGCATACAGAGGCTGAATGTCATTACCTGAGCATACAGAGGCTGAATGTCATTACCTGAGCATACAGAGGCTGAATGTTATTACCTGAGCATACAGAGGCTGAATCTCATTACCTGAGCATACAGAGGCTGAATGTCTTTCATAGGTTAATACAAAAAAAGCGCAATTGTATGCGCTTTAATTGTTTCGGCCTTATGGCCTCCTCAGTTAACCCGAACTTGCAAAGGTTGCATCTGAAAAAGATGATTATCGTAAAATAAACGATAAATTACCCTGTTTTCGTCATCTTCGATATTAATACATGAACATTGCCCAATTTCAGTGTTAAACGAACTGTGAGTTAAATACAATTCATGGCTTATATTTAAAATAATTAATGCATATTCAGATGCTTTGTCGTAATTTTTAGCGTAAAGATTCATGATAATAATTTTTAGTAATTTATAGGCAATAAGGATCCTGTAACTGTCCAATAATTAAGCCGGCGATAATTAGCGCAATGATTAATTTAAGTAATGCTTTATCTATTTTCATAATTTAGTAAATATTAAATGTGACTTAATCCAATCCTTTGAAACTTGCTTTTTTTCCAATTCGGTTAAAATTGCTTTTTTAACATCCTTAACAGTTACTTTTTTTGGTTTCTTTGTTGTTTCTTTTTTCATTGTATTAATATTGATTGATTACAAAGCCTGATAAATCTTTTTTTGCGTCACCCTTAGCCTTGAGGCCTACAATAACGCCGGACGGATCAAAGTACCTGAGATCTGATTCATCGCCATTAATGACAGGTATGCCACCGTATGTATCTGGCAATTCAGCTGCAAAAACTGCAGCAATGTTGCCACCTAAGCTAATTACCTCTAAACAGTCGTCAAAATTACTTTCAGACTTACTAAATGTTAATTTGTAGTTTGTACCAAAATAACGTTTGAAAACATTAATATTTTTTGTGTAGTCATAAAAAAGCAAGTTTGAATAGAAAGGATCAAGAAAATTAATGCCGGTATACCTTTGTAATAAGTTTAAATGATCAATATCTGAGGTACCGTTTAAACGTATTGCAATTTTCTCAAAATTACTTTTATCATGAATTTTCATTATTTCGGTAGCTAATTTAACGTAAAAAGCCTGCCTATCATAGGCCCAAAATTTAGCTTTATTGATGCGGGACAGTTGCACATTTGAGAACCTGCCACGTCCTGCGCTATATAGGCAAGCTGCTTTACAGCCTGCGCTTGCCATTGGGCAAAGGTTATGAGTGCCTATAATGTCAGATGGCGCGAGATACAAAATAAATGTTGTTAACTCGTTTTTCGCTGTTTTAGTGTTAGTTGATCCCTCGGAAAGTAAGTTCTTTACAGGCTTATAAGATGGATTAATTGCTGTTTTAGTTTGTTGCATAGTGTTATTTTTTATAGTTAATTAAATTAGTTAGCTTTTCTAATTTCAAATTTTACGTCTTTATTATCTTCGATAATCTGTTGAACTTTGCCTAAATTTTCAGCGGGTATTAATGTAGCATGGATTAAATTAATTACCTGTTGGCCTGTAGATAAGTCAAGAGCTTGAAATTTAGTTTGGCCGGCAAACTTTGCATAAATTCTGTAGTACATTTTTTTTTGTTTTAAATTGTTATAAATTAGATAATTCCCCATGCGCTCAGGTTAAAAAGAATAATGCCGGCGAAAATTGCGATAATTGCGATAATTGATTTCATGATAGTTTATTTTTGTTTGTTTGTTAATTAGTTTTTTCTATTAATCATTAATGCGATAAAAAGCAAAAAAGCTGACTCAATTAAGCCAACCAATGCAACTGCATCGGATTGGCTATATTTGTTTTCAATTAAGATATAAACAGCACAGAAAAAAGCGATAAAAGAAAAAAGAAAAAAAATAGGTGCGAAAATTGATTTCATGATGTTGTTTTTTGTTTGTTTGTTAATTGTCTCACAAATATAGATATTAATATCATTAAAATATCAATTTTATATAATTATATTTAAATATTTATTTTAATAATATATAAGTAAATAAATATCAATCAATTATATTAATTGTGTTTATTTTTGATTACATGAAAAGAAAAGGTTTCTATATTAAAAAGGCTGAAAATGGTTTGTATTTAAATATTTTTAAAGCTGACTTTGTGCAGTATATTAATGAACAGCCTGGTGACTGGATTAAGTTTAAAATATATGAGAAGCAGGATGATCCGAAAGGCTTTACTCACAATATGGAAATAATACAGCAAAAGGAAAAATGCAACGATGTTGCAAAATGATAGCGATAAATAAAATGCAACAATGTTGCAAATAAATTGAATATCAATACAAAACACTATATCTTAATTCAAGATAAATTCAACTAATGACAGACGATAAATTAGATAAGCTAATTGAAAAACGTAAATGGGGCGGTGCCAGACAGAACGCTGGCCGTAAAAGTAAACTGGCGGAAGATGAACTAATGACAAAGCTGCATCCAATGGCAAACGATTTCTTTATCAAGATGCATGAGCGCATAAAAGAGGGCGATATTAAGGCCCTGCAGCTATTCGCAGCGTACTATATTGGCCTGCCAACACAGAAGATAGAAAGCAAAATTGAGGGCAACCTAAACCAGATCGCAATTGAGATCATTAAGCCGAATATATTACTACAGGATAATAGGACAGTGCAAATAGATGACAATAAGGCAGAATAAATATACATTATAACTATCTATATTCATAATGTATTGATATGTAAGTAGTTAACGTTCTACTTAACATAACATTAGTTATAAGCAAACGTACTTTTGTATCTGTATTGGCAAGGTAGACGGGTAGGGCCGCCATACGATGGGGGGGACTTAAAGGATTTTTTTTTTGGGCCGAGCCGATATAAAGACAAATTTCTGACAACCGCCTACACAACCTTTATAAAATTGCCATATACGATGAACCCCTTTCCCACCTCTACTTTTAAACCTCAAATCCCATTCCCAAATTTTTTTTTTCGCTTGAAACTCAACTACCTTTGGTTGACCCAACTATGACTCAAATAAAACTAATACAATGAACGCTACCCTCCAAACCAACAAAATCTACGAAATACTCAACGAAAGTGACAAGCGCATCTCTGTCATGCAGGGAGGATCTCGTTCAGGCAAGACTTACAACATTTTAATATGGTTTATTGTAAAACTGTTGCAGGAGAACGGAAAAACGCTAACTATAGTAAGGCAATCGCTACCATCCATTAAGGGTTCTGTTCTGAGAGACTTTGTGGACATATTAACAAAACTTAACATATATTCAGAGGACAACCACAATAAGACTGAGCAGATATATAGCCTTAATGGCAATACGATTGAGTTTGTTAGTGCCGACCAACCTCAAAAGATAAGGGGTAGGGCAAGAACGTACTTATTCTGCAATGAGGCAAATGAACTTTCCTATGAGGCTTGGATGCAGTTGATCATGCGTACTGAGGGTAAGATAGTGATTGACTACAATCCATCTGATGTGGCGAGTTGGATTTATGACTCAGTTATACCAAGGGATGATGCCGACTTTAACATTACTACTTTCCGCGATAATCCATTTCTCCCTAAAGAATTGGTTGACGAATTAGAACGTTTAAAGGATGCAGACCCTAACTACTGGCAAATCTATGGCCTTGGTGAACGTGGATTGAGCCAAGATTTGATATATACGCATTATAGGACTACGGCAGAGATGCCAGAAGATGGTGAGGTGGTGTATGGGTTGGACTTTGGGTTTAACGTGCCAAGTGCATTGGTTAAGGTTATGTTTGTTGAGGGTGCTGCTTATGCACAGGAATTACTCTACGAAACGAGGTTGACCACAAATGATTTGGTGGATAGGCTAAAGCTTCTTAATATTGACCCGTACGATGAGATATTTTGCGATGCAGCCGAGCCAAAGACCATTGAGGAGTTGGTGAGGAACGGGTTTAATGCCAAGCACGCAAACAAAGATGTGACGGAGGGAATTAGGACTATAAAAGGCACTCCCTTGTTTATTCAGCAAGATAGTGTAAATTTACTAAAGGAATTGAAGAATTATCGGTGGAAAACCGATAGAAATGGCAATAAACTTGATTCACCCGTAAAGTTTGGTGACCACATACTTGATGCCCTAAGATATAGCATTTTTAGCAAGTTAACAATCCCTAAGATAACTTGGGGAGCAATATAAAAAAAATGGGTCTATTTGATATTTTTGGTAAGAAAAAGGGGTTGAGTCCAAAGCAGAATGTTCCTCCTTCGTTTCAAGGCATTAATGGTGCAGTTCTCCAACAATACAATCAAGAGTCTTATGTGATGGATGGCTACCTGGGCAATGCTGATGTGTATGCCATTGTCAGCTTTCTTGCACGAAAGTCAGCGAGCATCCCTTGGTATGTGTACAGACTCAATAATGGTGAGAAAGCCAGGACATCACTAATGCGTTACAAGCAACTCTCTCGTGGTCTGCAAGCCGGACAAGGTGCATACGAGCAAGCCATCATGGCGAGGAAAAATGCTTACAGCGAAAATGTTGTGATGGACACTCCTCTTGCTAAACTATTGGAAAGACCTAACCCTTCACAAGCGCAAGATCAGTTCCTTGAGAACCTAATTGGTTACCATTTCCTATCGGGCGAAGGTAACATCTATGGCAACACCGGAATCTCAGGCACTAAGGTGTTGGAGATGTTCGTTCTTCCAACACAGTTCCTTGACATATATCCTGATCCCAATGACCTATATGGCATCCTTGGGTATAAGCTAATGGTTGACCAAGGCATTGATATAGAGAAAAGTAGGGTGTGCCAATGGAAAACATGGAACCCAGACTTCAACTCAAGCACAAGGTCACATCTTAGAGGACTATCACCCCTAAGAGCATCTTACAAGACCCTAAGAATGTCAAACGCTGCTGCTGATGCATCTGCGATGATGGCTTTCAATGGTGGAGCAAAAGGTGCACTAACTCCAAAGGTTGTAGGTTCAATCTCTGCTCAACCATCAATGGAGCAAGCCAACCTTATTAAGAGGAAGCTAAATGATGATGTGAATGGTACACAAAACAAAGGAAGGATTGATGTACTTCAAACACCTTGGGATTACCTTAATTTTGGTTTGAGTTCTGTTGATATGGAGTTGGTAAAGACAATGCAAATGT